AGACAGATGTTATGCTGCTTCGAAGAGAGGGTTAGTCTCTAGCTCTTATGATGTTCCGTATCTCTTGGTGAGCCGTACTGGTCATTCAATCTTATCCAATTATCGACCGAGTTTTTATCGTTAGATTGCTCTAACGCTCAGACTCCATATGTGGTAGTGCGCTCCACACAACTGAGTTAAAATCATGCCTTTCGGTGGGTCGTGTCTTGTATGCCCAGATGAGACATACTTCCTGCGGGTTGCTAGTGAACAGGTGGTTGCTTGCTTACCTTCGTTATAATGGATCGCTAATCCATGTTCTTTTACGTCTAACTGAAACAGCAAGTAAAGACGACGACTTTTTTGGTACGCTCCCATCGTGAGGATAAATAGCAGATTGAGTACCACGAAACCCGCTAAGTTGTATTATTTACTGCAACTATTTTTTGTCAAGAAGTCTTGCGTTTGTCTGTAAGATGCTATACAATGGTCTATTTATCATGAAATTCCTATGCTGAACCACGAACAACTGATGGCTGAATGGGCCAAAGACTCTACTATCGATGAAACCAATCTGATGAACGAAATGTATCGTCATCCGATGAAACATAGCAAGTATCTCACGCATCTACAAACTTACAAGGTGAAGCTGCGCCAGATGACCGCTAAATATATGAGTCTGCGCAGTGACAAGGTTCGGTACTACAACGGTGAAATGCCGAAGTCGGAATTGGCAGAACGGGGATGGCAGCAATATTTGTTTGCTAAACCGTTGAAGGCTCAGATGGAAGCGTTGCTTGAAGGTGACGCTGATCTGCAAAAGCTGCAGGAACAAACTTTGTATATTGAGACATTGGCACAGTCATGTGAGTCTATTTTGAAAGACCTTGGGAATCGGTACTACCTATTCAAGAGCATGGTCGAATACCAGAAATTTTTAAGTGGTGCATAATTATGAGTGTTTTGGAGTATGGTGAAAACGAGATAGTTGTATTCAAGCAAGATGAAAGCATGTTGAAGATTTTGTGCTTTCAATCTATTGCTATGGAAATCAATGAAGCATACAGCTTTCTTATGGATGGCTATAAGTATTCGCCACTCTACAAACAGGGTCGGTGGGATGGATACATTCGTATTTTCAGCCTTGGGAAACGTACTCTACCTTCTGGTCTTTACTCCAATCTTCAAGCCATGTGCGAAGATAGAGGCTGGACACTTCGCACTGTTTTAAATCCACATAATGAATCTTACGGTCTTCCAAATCAGAAACTGGAATTATCCAAAGAAGAATGTCAGGAGTATGTTGAAAGCCTGAACATTCATGCAGGTGGAAATAAGCTGATTGTAGACGATTTTCAGCATCATGGTATCTATCAGGCACTGATGAATCGTCAGTGCATCCTACACGCTGCTACGAGTGCTGGTAAGTCATTGATGGTCTATTCGATTGCGCTATACATCACTGAAGAACTTGATGGTCGAGTGCTTGTACTGGTACCTACTGTTGGTTTGACTACGCAGTTTAAATCTGACTTTAAAGACTACTCCAGCGAGAACAAATGGGATACCGAATCCAACGTACATTTGATCAGCGCAGGTGTCGATAAGAAGACCAAGAAACGCATCACGATATCTACCTACCAATCACTGTCTAAAGAACCTGCAGAATACTTCAATTCATTCACGTGTATTCTGACCGATGAAGGCCATAAGATTACTGCAGACACGTTCAAAAACATCTATGGTAAGGCAACCGAAGTACCTTATCGTTTGGCCTGTACAGGTACGTTACAGGAACTGAAATGTAATCTGTTGCAGATGATTGGTCTGACAGGGCCAGTGATCCATGTGATCAGTGCTGCTGAGTTGATAGAACGTGGTCGTGCTGTGCCACTAAAGATTCGTGGTATTCAGTTGAACTACAGTGAAGATTGGTGTGCTGCTATGAAAAAAGCAGACTATGACCAAGAAATCACGTGGTTAACAATGAACCCACGGCGCAATACCTTTGCAGCAAAATTAGCATCGAAGTTGAAAGGTACGACTTTGGTGATGTTCAATTACTCTGACCATGGAAAAATACTGTATGACAAAATTAAAGAATATGTTGGTGACACTCGCCCTGTCTATCTCATTGATGGTAACGTCAAGAAAGACCGTCGCGAAGAAATACGACTTCTGGCAGGGCTAGAAGACTGTATCATCGTCGCATCGCTTAAAACGATGGCTGCTGGTGTCAACATGCCAGCGATTGAAAACATCGTCTATACACACCCCACCAAGGGCAAAATCCAGTACCTACAAACGCTTGGTCGTGGCATTCGACTCAAGAAAGGTAAGACTCATTGCAATCTTTACGATCTAGGTGATAATCTAACCTATAAACGGAAACCAAACAACACGTTTAAACATTTTGGTATTCGTATGGAAACTCTTTCTCAGGAGGGTCATGAGTTTGAGATTGTGATGGTAGATTTTAAATAAGGTATAAATGCTTTTCATTGACATAAAATTTGCCAAGATGGTTGGGCAAAGAGTGGAGAGAGGTAGGATCAAAAACGATAACCCTTTTCACTTTCAAGGCAGGTGTGGAGTCTGCGGAGACTCCAAAGAATCCAAAAGTAAGATGCGGTTCCATATGCGAACACTTGATGATACCGTCATGTGTTCGTGTTTCAATTGTGGCCTAGCATTACCGATTGGTGCATACATGAAGTTGTATGAACCGGATTTGTTTGCGGATTACAAGTTTGAAAAATATCGGATCAATGGTGATGGTGGCGCAGTCATTACAACCAAAGAGGAACCCGTTAAACCGCCACCAGAATCGATTTGTACGCTTGACCTTGAACTGGTATCAGAAATGCCAGAAGACAGCATGGTGGCCCAATACGTGGCCTCACGACAGCTTCCTAAGTACCCCTTTTACTATGCAGAGAAATTCAGCGAGTTCTCTGCGCAATTCAATCCAGAAATGGCAAAGGCTCCAGAGGGGCCTAGACTTGTTATTCCATTTTTTGACAAGCGGGGTAACATATACGCATATCAAGGTCGTGATCTAACAGGTGAGTCAAGTCATAAATATCTCACCGTGAACATCGATAAGAAGATGCCAACAATTTTTGGTATCAATAGGGTCACGCGAAAGAAAAATATTCTGTTGGTCGAAGGGCCTTTGGATTCGTTATTTTTACCGAACTGTCTTGCTTCGGTTAATGCGGGTCTTCTATCAACAGCAAAAAAACTCGGTGTTGACAAGAACAACATAACTTTGATATTTGATTGTGAACCAAGAAACAAGGATATTGTTTCTATGTATAAAAAGGCACTTGAAGAGGGCTACAAGGTTGTTATATGGCCCAACACAACTGCCAAAAAGGTTGATATTAATGACTTGGTTAGAGCAGGTAAAGACCCTGTGAAAATAATCAATGACAACACATATCAGGGGCTTATGGGAATGATGAAATTTAACGAATGGAAGAGAGTATAGATGCTAAAAACGTTGATTAAGAGAGATGGTACAGTTCAAGAATATGATGCAAACAAAGCCAATGGTTGGGGTGAGTTTGCTGCGAAGACTTTAGGTAGCTATGTTGATTGGAGTTCTATTGTTCTGGAGACTGTTTCCAGATTGGGTGATCAATGCACTACGTTGGATTTTCAGAAGGGTCTGATCTACTCATGCTTGAATCGTAAGACATGGGAATACAACCGTATGGCTGGACGCTTGTATGCACCACAACTGGTTCGTGAGTTCTATGGTGACAAGCATCCTACCGTGCAACAACTGCATGCGGAATTGTTTAGCGTTGGATTGATGGTTTACCTGAATTACTCTAGCGAAGAGTATGCACAGGTTGAAGACATGATCAACCACAATCAGGATTTGAAGTACGCACACTTCCAGATTCATCAGATTCGCACTAAGTACGCACTGCGTAACAAGGTGTTGAAGAAAGAGTATGAAACTCCACAATTCGTTTTCATGCGTATGGCAATGGCTTTGGCAGAAAACGAGCCAAAAGAGCAGCGTATGGAGCATGTTAAGAAGTGGTACACATACCTCTCTAAGAACAAGATCAATGCGCCTACACCTAACTATGTGAATCTTGGCACACGCCTGAATGGTTATGCGTCTTGCTGTGTCTACACTACACATGATACTGCTGCTTCATTGGCTGCTGGTGATCATATCGCTTACATGATGACATGCATGTCTGCTGGTATCGGCTCACACATCAAGACTCGTTCCTTGGGTGATCCTATTCGTGGTGGATTGATTGAACATCAAGGTAAGCTGCCTTACTACCGTGCCATGGTTGGTGCTATCGGCGCTAACTTGCAAAATGGTCGTGGTGGTGCATCGACAGTTCACTACACTGCATTTGATCCTGAAGTTAAGACAATCCAGAAACTACGTCACCCGATGACTCCTGCAGCTAAACGTATTGCAGGCGCACACTACTCATTTGGCTCTAACAAACTGTTCGCACGTAAGGTTGCACGTGACGAAATGTATGCACCATTTTCTTACCACTCTAATCCTGAATTGTATAACGCTCAATATGCAAAAGATCAAAGCATTTTCGAACGTCTGTACATGGAGTATGAAAAGACTGCAACGTTCAAACTAAGCGCTCGTGAAGTGCTTGTAGATGCTCTGCGTCAGGCTTATGAAACTGGTGTGCAGTATGACCATCGCACCGATGAATTGAATAAGCACACACCTTTTATTGACCCAATTTGGTCATCTAATTTGTGTCAAGAAATTGGTCTTCCAAGTAAAGGCTATCAATCAGTCAAAGAACTGTATGAAGAGTACAAAGAGGGTGATGGTGAAATTGGTCTTTGCTCTTTGGGTGGTGTGGTTGTTGGTAACATCGACTCCGATGAAGAGTACGCTGATGTCGCATACTACACGCTGAAAATGATCGATGTTTGTATCCACAAAGCAGACTATGTTTTCCCAAGTTTGGAACACACTGCTAAGTCTCGTATGAGTGCTGGTGTGGGTGTTATTGGTCTTGCACACTTGATGGCTAAGAAACATTTGAAGTTCGATACACAGGAAGGTCGTAACTTCATCCACGAGACATTTGAAACCCACTACTGGCACTTGCTGAATGCGTCTTTGCGCCTCGGTAAAGAGTTGGGTAATGCTCCATGGATGCACAAGACTTTGTGGCCTAAAGGATGGTTACCTCTCGATACATACAACAAGAATGTTGATAGCCTCGTCACTGTAGAGAACAAGCGTGATTGGGAATGGATACGCAAAGAAATCATTGCAAATGGTGGTATTCGTAACTCGGTTATTGCTGCCCATATGCCTGCTGAATCTTCGGCATCCGCATCAGGCACAACTAATGGTGGATATGCTATTCGTTCATTGTCTATCATGAAGACAAACGATACAGCAACTACATATTGGGAAGCACCTGATGCTGGTAAACTTGGTAAGTGGTATCAACTTGCATGGGATATTTCAAACACGGATCACATCAAGAATTATGCTGTGATGCAGAAGTGGACAGATCAAGGTATCTCTGCTGATCTTTATGCAGATGTGTCGGGTAACACCACTATTTCTTCGTCTGAGATCATTCAGGATTATTTGTCAATCGCTAAGTATGGTTTGAAGAGTCGCTACTACGTTGTTTCTAAGACTTCTGATGGTGTGGATTTGACTTCAACAGAGAATGCAGTATCATTAAATACTGTCCCGACTGCAGAAGTCGAGGAAGATG